TCTAATTGTTTCAGGAGTTAGTTCCCCAGTCGGCACTTGCGTAATTGGCAATCTTCCATATTCAACAGATAGCAATTCTAGTTCTAGGGCTTCTGTTTCTGTTCGAGCTGCTTTTCTTGCTTCTGGTGCAGCTACAGCAGTACAGGGTCGTATTATTTCTAGCGATAATAAAATTTATCTTGAATACTATACTGCGGGTACTGCAACAAATCTTTCACCACAAGTTCAAACCAATTCAGAGTTTTATATTTCTGCAACCTACCTTGCTGTTAACTAATGTCGAATACTAAAATATCAGCATTAACCTCTGCTACCACGCCTTTGGCGGGTACGGAAACTTTGCCGATTGTTCAAAGTGGAGTTACCAAACAAGTAAGTGTAGATAATCTAACTACAGGTAAAGATGTATCTGCTCGTAGTTATACTGCATCATTTGGTTCTCCAGGTTATGTGATAAGTAATCAGGGTACAGTAAGCGCTAGATCAACATATTCAAACACTGGCGGTACATTTTATTTTGGTATTGATAGTTCAGCTGGTGGTTTATCTGTACCGTATGCAATAAATTTTTATTACACTGGCGCGTATCCAATTGTATTTAGCATCAACAATGCTGAACGAATGAGGATTGCTTCTGCTGGTGATGTAACGGTTGCTGTGGGTAACATCATTCCAAGCACAGCGGCTAAAGGCATCAACTTCACCGCCAACACCCCAGCAGCAGGAATGACTTCGCAACTGCTGAACTGGTATGAGGAGGGGACTTGGGCACCTGTTGCTAGTGGTGATTCAGGGTCGCTTACCGCATACACATCTAGTGGAAGATACACCAGAATTGGCAAAGAAGTATTTCTTCAGGGGTCTGTGACATTAACTACTGTTGGAACTGCCGGTGGCCGCATGGTAATTAACGGCTTACCTTTTACGCTTGCTGCTGGTTCTTTAGGGCCTAGTGGTACTTGTAGAGAGCAAGCCGCAACAGGTGTTATGTATATGTTCTTTGGTGCTGCTGGTGGAACTAATGGTTACATTGCATCAACAATTGGTGGAAGTATTGTGTGGTTAAATTCATATTCTTATGCTTTTAATATGACATATAGTGTTTAAGGATTAAAAATGTCTCTTACTAAAGTTTCTTTTTCAATGATTAATGGCGCACCCATTAATGTATTAGATTATGGCGCAGACCCAACGGGGATGGCAAATAGTTCTACGGCTATTAATTTAGCTTTAGCTACCGGAAGACACATATACATTCCACAAGGAACTTATCGGCTAGATTCTGAACTTACACCAATGTCTAATCAAACTATACAAGGTGATGGATGCAATGCTACAGTTTTATCGGCTAACACCGTTGGAATGACTTGTATTAACTATCCAAGTGGGTATTGGTCAAACGTGCAAATTAAAGATTTAAACGTTGAGGGGAATTCAAAAGCTGCCATTGGTATCAATCTTGTTTCGGCTAATCAAGGAGCTGTTTCAAATTGCTTAATTGACAATGTTACTTCTGGAAATAATACTTTATATAATATTTACGCTTTACAAGCGACCTATAGTACATTTAACAGATTGAATCTAGTGGGCGGGCAGTATGGGTTATTTTTATTTGATTGTTACGATGTTTTTGTTTCTAATAGTCTTATGTATGAGGCGTCTCAGGCTTGTTTAATTAGCTTCAAAGGTTCTCAAAACAAATTTACATGCAATCATCTATATAACGGACTTATCTTTGCTCCATCGTTATTAATTCTTGATGGTGGATCAGGAATGACATTTGACGGATGTACTTTTGAACCAACGACTATTGGTGGCGTTACATACGAAGTGATTATTAAATCTACCACATCTGGATTAAATACTGTTCCAGTAGACTGCTTATTTATTAATTGCAGATGGATTGGTCAAACTGCTATGAAGACAAATTGTGTCTATGTGGCTACTGTTGGCACGGCATATAAAATAACTTTTCAACTTTGTCAATTTATTAAACCAACTGGTTCGTCTATTGTTTTAGGATCACAACAATACACTTCTATAATTCAATGTGTTGATCTTGCTGGATATGACACGCTAACATATGCTCCGGTAACTGTTTCAAATGTTGGTGGTAATCCCTATTACCAAGAAAATCTTCCCGGTAATTTTCTTTTTACAGTATCCGCAAATGCTATAGCAGCCACTTCTTTTGTGTCTACGGGTACTGTATCGACACGCTGGACTTCTGGTACAGGTAGTCCAGAAGGAGTGGTGGTTGGCGCCGTGGGTTGTTTATATAGTCGAACTAATGGTGGTGCTAATACAACTTTTTATGTCAAAGAATCTGGTACAGGTAATACTGGCTGGATTGGTAAGTAACACCATGAACCTAATACTCCAACAGTACTCAAGTTACTGCTGTCAGAAATGTGGTGAGCATATCGGCTGGTTAGGTCATGTGCTTATGGTTTTACATCATTGTCCAAAGGAATCCAAATGCTAACCCTAATCCTCCAACGCCTTCATTCCAAAACCTACTGGGTTGCCCTAGTAGGTGCTCTATTAACTATAATCGAGGCTAACAGTGGCTTTATCTCGGGCTTCCTTCCACCCGTGTACGGTAAGTATGCGGTGATGCTGTGGCCTGTTTTAATGCTGACACTCAGAGAAGTTACAACTACTGCTTTGGCAGATAAATAGTAATACAATCAAACAAACCGTACCAGCGAGGTTCACTGGGGAATCGAAGGATTCAAAATGTCAGAAGAAGTATTAGCGGAGTCACTACCCGTGCCGACATCGGTTGAGACGGCCTCACCTGAAGTTGTAGTTTCAACGCCGGAGACGCCAGAAACAGCGCCCAAGTCATTCTCGCAAGAGGAACTTGATGCTGCCATAGGCAAACGCCTTGCCCGAGAGCAACGCAAATGGGAACGAGAACGTCAAGTTGCACCCGCAACACCTGTTGATGTCCCGCCAGTCGATCAGTTTGATTCCGTTGAGGCTTACGCCGAAGCACGGGCTGTCAAATTAATCGAGCAACGTGAACGTCAAAAGCAACAAAGCGACATTCTTGACAGTTATCACGAACGTGAGGAGGAGGCCCGAGGTAAGTATGATGACTTTGAACAAGTCGCTTACAACCCAAAGCTGACTATTACTAACGTGATGGCTGAGACGATCCAAAACTCTGATGTTGGCCCTGATGTAGCTTACTACCTCGGAACCAATCCCAAAGAAGCAGATCGAATTGCCCGTTTGACACCTTACTCGCAGGCAAAAGAGATTGGGAAGATTGAAGCTAAATTAGCTGACAATCCCCCAGTGAAGAAAACGTCCAATGCTTCTGCGCCTATTGCGCCTGTTACTGCCCGTGGAGCCAGTGGTGCAGCTTTCGATACAACTGATCCTCGTTCAACGAAGACCATGAGTACGTCAGACTGGATTGCTGCTGATCGTGCTAGACAGATGAAAAAGCTAGAAGCACAACGTAACCGCTAGTTTTATACTTCTTAAGGAACATTTATGTCCAATTCGATCCTAACCATTGACATGATTACCCGCAAATCGCTGGAAATCTTGGAAAACAACCTTGTGCTTACCCGCAACGTAAACCGTCAGTATGATGACAGTTTCGCTGTTGAAGGCGCTAAAATCGGTTCTACGCTGCGTATTCGCTTGCCTGACCGTGCTCTCGTTACTGATGGCGCTGCTCTGCAAGTGCAAGATGACAACGAACAGTACACCACTTTGTCGGTGTCCAACCAAAAGCATATCGGTGTCAACTTCAGCTCTGCTGAACTGACCATGCAATTGGATGACTTCGCAGAACGTGTGCTCAAGCCTCGTATCAGCCAGTTGGCTTCCAGCATTGATGCTGACGTTGCAAATGCTTACAAGAGCATTTACCAATCTGTCGGTACTCCTGGTACTACTCCTTCGACATCTTTGGTTCTGTTGCAAGCTCAACAAAAACTCAATGAGTCGGCTGCTGGTATGTCTCCACGTTACGCTACCGTCAATCCTGCTGCTAACGCTGGCTTGGTCGAAGGTATGAAGGGTCTGTTCAATCCAACAGACACTATCAGCAAGCAGTTCCGCAACGGCATGATGGGTACTGGCGTGTTGGGCTTTGACGAGATCAATATGTCTCAGTCGATCAAGCAGCACACCACTGGTTCACGCGATGCTTCCGCTGCCACCACTGTGACCGCTACCATCACTTCGCAAGGTTCCGTTACTCTTGGCTTGACTCAAGCCTCTGTGACTACAACCATCAAAGCTGGTGACGTGTTCACTGTGGCTGATTGCTACGCAGTCAACCCACAGACCCGCGAAACCACTGGTTCGTTGCAACAATTCACCGCTGTGGCTGATGCTACTGCTGTGGGTGGTGCATGGACTGTTACTGTGTCTCCTGCTATGTACACCGCTGCTCACGCACTGGCTACCATTGACAGTTTCCCTGTTGCTGGCAAGACTGTTACGTTCCTCGGCGCTGCTTCTAGCCAGTTTGCACAGAACTTGGTTTACCACAAAGATGCAATCACCTTTGCAACTGCTGACTTGTTGCTGCCTCAAGGCGTTGACATGGCTTCGCGTCAAGTGCATAACGGTATCTCTTTGCGTATCGTGCGTCAATATGATATTAATAATGATCGCATGCCTTGCCGGATCGATGTCCTGTACGGTTATTCAGCAATTCGCCCCGCAATGGCTGCTCGTATCTGGGGTTAATTAGAATGGGTGTGAAGTTATTTCACACCCATTTTTCGTTTCATATTTAAAAGGAATTTATCATGGCTATCCCTAATGGTTCTGGTGGTTATCAAGTCGGTGACGGTAATTTGGCTGAAGTCAATATGTCTGTGCAAGCTACTCCAGTCGCCAAGACTGCTGCTGCTGTATTGACCGCTGCTGAACTCACAAACGGTATCGTGACTTACTCTGGCGCAGTTGCCAACATCACCCTGCCTACAGTTGCTCTGACTGAAGCTCTGGTTTCCAGCGCCAAAGTAAACAGCTCGTTTGACTTCAGCATCATCAACATCGGTGGCACTAATACTGCTACCGTTGTTGCTGGTACAGGTTGGACTTTGGTCGGCGTTGTCACTGTGTTGGCTTTGGTGTCATCCACATGGCGTGCAGTCAAGACAGGCGATGGTGCTTGGTCTGCATACCGTTTGGCCTAAATCTCAATGGGGCTTCGGCCCCGTTTAACTAAGGACAACTCATGGCAAATACAAAAGCAGTTGGCGTTGCATACGCTGACCCTTCGTTCGATAACGCCCAGTTCAAACTGTACACGGTTGGCACTTTGCCAACAGCGTCTGTTGCTCTGGCTGGCACTCGTGCTGCTGTTAGTGATTCTAATGCTGCTTACACCGCTGGCATTGGTGCTACTGTAGCGGCTGGTGGTGCTTATATTGTTCCAGTGTTTTGCAATGGCGTGAACTGGCTCATCGGTTAACATAGAGGGCTTCGGCCCTCTTTTTCATTATGACTATCTATTTAAAACACTTCATCTACGGCACTAAAGTTGCAAACATGGAACTTGAGGCAGAGAATGATGAAAAGAATGGATGGGTGCGTTATACTCTGGACACGCCTACTGCTGAACCAGTCGAGGTGGCTCCCGTAAACGCATTGGAAGTTAAGCGCAAGTACACACGCAAGGTCGTGACCGAAGGAGTTTAATCATGGCAGTTTCAGCGGGCGACCAGATAAACGGCGCATTACGCCTCATCGGTATGTTGGCTGAAGGGGAAATTCCCTCTGCCGAGACTTCTCAGGATGCGCTTACCGCCCTAAACCAGATGATCGACTCATGGTCAACTGAGCGTTTGTCTGTTTTCAATACTCAAGATCAAGTATTTACATGGCAAGCTGGCATCATTACCCAGACTGTTGGCCCATCGGGTACATTTGTTGGCAATCGTCCTGTAGCTTTTGACGATGCAACATACTACCGTGACCCAAGCACAAATGTGTCTTTTGGTATCAAATTCATCAATCAGCAGCAATATGATGGCATTGCAGTAAAAACTGTTACCTCCACTTACCCTCAAGTTTGCTGGGTGAACATGGAGTACCCCAACGCCACCATGACCGTCTATCCGAAACCCACTCGGGAATTGGAATGGCACATTATTTCAGTTGCTGAATTGGATCAACCCGCTACGCTGGCAACCATGTTGTCATTCCCACCGGGTTATCTGCGTGCGTTTAAGTACAACTTGGCCTGCGAGATTGCTGCTGAGTTTGGTGTAGAACCAAGCCCACAGGTGCAGCGAATTGCAATGGCATCCAAGCGCACTCTGAAGCGTCAGAACAACCCAGATGATGTGATGTCGCTGCCCTACGCACTGGTTGCCACTCGTCAGCGGTTCAATGTATATGCAGGAAATTACTAATGAAGACCCCTTTTCTGGGTTCCTCTTATGTAGCCCGTAGCGTCAACGCTGCTGACAACCGTTGCGTCAACCTATTCCCTGAAGCCATTCCTGAAGGTGGTAAAGAGGCTGGCTTCTTTAATAGAGCACCAGGCCTCAAGTTCCTTCAATCGGTAGGTGTTGGCCCCATCCGTGCTCTGTGGTCACACCAGACCAACGGCAACGACTTCTATGTGGTGTCGGGTACAGAGGTATTCAAACTCACCAGTTTGACAGGAACACCAATCAAGTTGGGCAATGTGTCTGGTACTGGCCCCGTGTCAATTGCAGACAATGGCACTCAGTTATTCTTTGCCTGTAACGGCCCAAGCTACATCTACAACGAAGTCACCAACGTATTTGCACAGATCACCGACCCAGACTTCCCAGGTGCTGTGACTGTTCAATATTTAGATGGCTACTTCACTTTCAATGAGCCTAACAGTCAGCGTCTTTGGGTCACAAGCCTGCTGGATGGTCTGTCTGTTGACCCATTGGATTTTGCCAGTGCAGAAGGTTCACCCGATGGCGTAGTCGCTGTCGCTGTTGACCACCGTGAACTCTGGGTGTTCGGTACAGACACCATTGAGGTCTGGTATGACGCTGGACTGGCTAGTTTCCCTTTTGCCCGTATCCAAGGCGCTTACAACGAGATTGGCTGTGCTGCCCCTTACTCGGTAGCTAAGTTGGACAATGCCCTGTTCTGGGTGGGTGCTGACCCTCGTGGTTACGGCATCGTGTACAAGAACAACGGATACACGGGTGTTAGGGTTTCTACTCATGCCATCGAGTATGCGATTCAGCAGTACACCGACATCTCAGACGCCATTGGGTACACCTATCAGCAAGAAGGACACGCCTTCTATGTACTGATTTTCCCAAGTGCAAATGCTACATGGGTCTACGATGTGTCCACTCAGGTCTGGCATGAACGTGCTGGTTTTGAGAATGGTGCGTTCACTCGTCACCGTTCCAACTGCCAATGCAACTTTGGCTACACGACCATCGTGGGTGACTTTGCCAATGGCAACATCTACTCGTATGACTTGGATGTGTATGCTGATAATAGTCAACCGCAGAAATGGTTGAGATCATGGCGTGCGCTGCCCACAGGTCAGAACAACTTGAAGCGTACTTCACAGCATAGCCTACAACTTGATGCCCAAACTGGTGTCGGTTTAAATGATGGTCAGGGTTCTGATCCATCTGTGATGCTGCGTTGGTCAGACGATGGTGGTCACACTTGGAGCAATGAGCATTGGAAGTCA